GCTCGTTTTTAAGCTAATTTTATAACAAAATGCCAAAAGTTTTATGTTTTTGGACTGGGACTTTTGGGAGTATGACCAGAAACCAATGAAGGAGCGTGTCATAATATGGGTTCAATCGAAAAAATCGAGAACGTGGACGTGCGAAAGCTCGTTCCATACGCTAATAACGCGAAGATTCATGGAAAAAAGCAGCTCGAAAAGCTCAAAGATTCAATTTCTGAGTTTGGATTCCTGACTCCGTGCTTGATTGACCAGGATTATAATATAATCGCTGGTCATGGCAGAGTTTTGGCTGCAAAGGAGCTGAAAATCAAGAAGGTTCCTTGCGTATTCGTTGAGGGATTATCTGAGCAGCAGCGCAGAGCTTACATCCTGGCAGATAATCGCTTGGGTGAGCTGGGCGAGTGGGATATGGAGCTTGTAGCTCAGGAGCTTAATGCTTTGACCGATGAAGGGTTTAACATTGATCTGACTGGATTCTCGATTGATGATTCTATCCTGGATGGAGAGGCTGTCAGTGATATTGTAGACAAGTCTTTTGAGGAATATATGGAGCAGATTGATTCGACTGGTACAAAATTGGGTCAGATCTGGGAGCTGGGTAAGCATAGACTTATGGTCGGTGACTCCACCAAAATCGAGCAAGTGCTTGATTTACTAGGGGGGGGTACGGTCGACCTGCTTGTTACCGACCCGCCGTATAACGTCAATGTTGAGTCGGCGAACAATCTTAAGATTGAAAATGATAACATGAAAGACTCCGAGTTTGAGGAGTTTTTATATAATTGTTTTTCTAACGCAGCAGCTGTGATGAAGCAGGGAGCTGCGTTTTATATTTGGCACGCTGATAGTAACGGCTACATTTTCAGAAAGACTGTCCTGGATGCAGGTCTTGATATCAAAGAGAATTTGATTTGGGTAAAGCAGCACTTTACCTTAGGCCGTCAAGATTATCAGTGGAGACATGAGCCTTGCTTGTATGGATGGAAACCTGGAGCAGCTCATTACTTTAGTGAGAAGCGAAACATCTCAACGATTATCAATTCTATCGATAATCTGAAGGATGGGAAGCTTGAGGATTATCAGCAATTTGTTGAGGAGCTCAAAGAGAGCTCGACTGTATTGTTTTGCGATAAGCCAGTTAAGGATGATTTGCATCCTACCATGAAGCCGATGGAGCTAATTGAGAAGCAGGTCAAAAATTCAAGCCGAGAAGGTGAGAATGTTTTAGATCTATTCGGTGGCTCTGGCACAACGCTGCTCGTTTGCGAGAAGCTGAAGCGCAGGTGCTTCATGATGGAATATGATCCGAAGTATGCGGATGTCATTATTGATAGATGGCAGGAGCTCACTGGCCAGAAGGCCAAGCTAATAAATCAAATAGTCTAAATCGCGCAGATGCCTGAAAGGAGAGAAGCGATGGCAAAGAAGAAAGAGGAGCAGCACCTTACGCTGCAGGAGCAAGCTGATTTAATAGTTAAGAATGCGGAGAAAAAAGGTGTCTCCACAAATTTCTTTTTTGTTACTACATTTAAGCGTTACCAGGTTCAGATGAAAATCATGAACGATCTGGAGAAGGCAATCAATGAAGATGGCTCTCTCGTGACAAAGGAATACGTCAAAAATCGCGAGAACATTTATACTCATCCCGCCATTGCGGAATATAACAAGACGGCAACGGCTGCCAATGGCACCGTGGCCACATTGCTTAAGATATTAACGACACTCGCAGAGGAAGAGGAAAAACAGCCAGCCGACCTGATGAGCGAGTTTCTTAGTCTCTGATGGAGATAAAAAAATATAATTATATCGCTCGATACTGGAAGAAAATCCAATCAGGCGAGATTGAGGTGGGCACTAAAGTCTATAAGACGATGGAGATGCTCATCAATATTCAAAGCGGTAAAGATAAAAAATACCACTTTGATCCAGTGCTGGCCAATCGTCCGATTGTATTTATTGAGAATTTTTGCAAGCAGTCGAAGGGACATGTCGGGCGAGACCTGAAGCTTGAGCTATTCCAGAAGGCAATCATCCAGGCTATTTATGGAGTTGTAGATAAAAAAGGCTTGAGGCGATTCACTGAAGTGTTTATCGTCATTGGTCGAAAGAATGGCAAGAGCACAATGCTTTCGGCTCTTGGCAATTATGGATTGCTGGGAGATAGAGAAGGCGGTCCTGAAATTGATTGCGTATCAACGAAGCGCGATGCTGCGAAGATTGTATTCAATGCTTCACGCGATATGGTTAAGCAATCGCCTTATCTCAGGAAATATATTAAATCAAGAAAATCAGATCTATATTGCGAATATAACCTCGGAGTATTTCAGCCACTATCAAGTGATTCGAATACTTTGGATGGTCTTAATCCATCAATGGTAATCCTTGACGAGTGCCATGCGATTAAAGACCGTAATTTGTATGATGTTATGAAGCAAGCTATGGCTGCAGAATCACGTGAGCAGCCATTATTCATAACCATCACAACCTCAGGCTATAACCGTGAAGGTATTTATGACGAGCTTTACGAGTATGCTGACAATGTGCTGAATGGTAACGTAATCGATGAGCATTTTCTTTCATTCGTTTACGAGCTGGAGTCAGTGGATGAAATGTTCGAAGAGGATAAATGGATCAAGGCGAATCCTGGTCTTGATTCGATTAAGTCCAGAGCCAAGCTGAGGGCTAACGTAGAGAGAGCAAAGACTTCTCCAAACTATAAGCCTACGGTTATGACGAAGGATTTCAACCTGAAGAACGTTGCATCATCGAGCTGGCTCAGTTGGGAAGAGTTGAACAATGAAGAATTGTTCGACCCACAGCTTTTATATAACTCGTATGCCATAGGTGGCTGCGACCTCAGTTCTACGCGCGACCTTACGTGTGCTTCACTTCTCATCAGGAGAAAAGGAGATGACAAGATTTATCTTCTGCAGCATTACTTTCTTCCTGAAGAGCGAGTGGATATGCTTGAGGCTACAAGCTCAAAAGAAGCGCCTTATCGACTGTGGGAGAAGCGTGGCCTGATTACTTTATGCGAAGGTTCGCTCGTTAAGTATTCGGATATCACTAAATGGTTTTTAGAGATGCGCGACAAGTACAAGATTGATATCTGGCGACTGGGCTATGATAGAGCTTTAGCAAATTACTGGGTTGAGGAGATGAAGTCAGAGTTTGGCGATGTCATGGAAGCCGTTCCGCAGGGACCTATCACATGGACTGCTCCAATGAATGAGCTGGGCGGTATGCTTGCGGATAAAAAGGTCAATTATAATAATAATCCGATATTCAAGTGGTGTTTGACGAATACAGCTGTCAAGAAATCAGGCACCAATGAAGCAATTCAACCAATAAAAATTCAAGCTAACAGACGAATTGATGGTCTTGTTAGCTTTTTAAATGCTTACACCATTTATGTAAAGTACAGAGATGACTATCTTGCGATGGTCGGATAAGGAGAAGGAAGATGGGTCTTTTTGGACAGAGAAAAAAATCATCAATTGACAAGGAGCGCTCGAAGGCTATTCCATTCAATATCGAGACCTGGCACTATAAGAGATTCAATGGTGAGCTTCTTGATATTGATACGATTGTGGCGTGTATCGATGCGCTGGCTCGCAACCTTGCGAAGATGGAACTGACAGCTATCCGAAAAGACAAGGACAATATTTCAATTACCGAGCGCACTTCTGACGTGGCGAAGGTATTGAAAAAGCCTAATCCATATATGAGTCAGTACGACTTTATCTATAAGGTCGCTGCGATGTACTTCTCAAGTAATAATGCTTATATCTGGCCAGAATATGACAAGGATGGAAATCTTATCAATTTATGGCCGATAAATTATCGCTATACGAAGATCTACGAGAAGGATGGCGTGTATTATATTCGCTTTGAGCTGAAGGCAAATCATTATTACACGATTCCATATCGCGAGATCATCCACATGAGAAATCACTTCATGGAAGATGATATCTATGGCGATTCGAACAAAGCTTTCAGAGCTATTGCGGAGTTGATGGATGCTCAGCAGCAAGGTATCAAGGGCGGCATCAAGAATTCAGCATTAATCCGTGGAATTCTTAAAGCTCTGCAGGTAATGAAGGAAGAGGATCTAAAAGCTGCACGTGAGAGATTCATGTCAGAGAACTTCGCTGTGGAGAATAGCGGCGGCGTGCTTATGGTCGATGGTAAGTTTGATTATACTCCAATCGAGTCGAAGCCTTATGTCGTTGATGCTGACACGATGAAGCTTGCTAAGGATGCAGCGTTTGATTATTTCGGAGTGAATGAGGAATTCCTGCAGAACAATTTCACTTCTGAGAAATATGAAGCCGTTTATGAGGGCCGTCTTGAGCCGTGGGGAATTCAATTCACTCAGGTGCTCACAGATGGTCTTTTTACATCCAGAGCTCAAAGCTTTGGCAATATGGTTTCGGCTAATATGGCCAAGCTTAAATATCAGCCATTATCAGCTGTCACGAATATGATTTCTGTCACTCGTGAGCTGGGATTATTCACTCGTGACGAGTATCGCGAGATGCTGGGCTATGAGCCTTTAGGACCTGAGCGTGGTGGCGATGAGATTATGATTGCAGTTAATAATTACCAGGCAGGTAATTCGGACGATGATGTTGTAGATCAGGAAGGAGATTCAAACAATGAATGAGAATATGGAGACTAGGCTTTTTATTGGTGCAGTAGAGAGCCGAGCATCTGAAGATGGCTCAAAGATTACCATCGAAGGTAAGCCGATTGTATTTGACCAGGCTACTGATATCGGTGGTTGGTGGGAAGAGTCAATCGCTCCTGGAGCAATCAAAGAGGATGCTCTGAAGGACGTTCGACTTCTTGTGAATCACAACTTTGATGAGCTTCCGCTTGCTAGATCAAGACGGAACACCAAAAATTCAACAATGCGACTTGCAATCGAGGAGAAGGATGTGGCTATGGAAGCCGATTTGGATTCGGCCAATCCTAGAGCACTCGAAGCAGATTCGGCAATTAAGCGAGGCGATGTCACGGGCATGAGCTTCGCTTTTATTGTAGATGGGGATGAATGGAGTGATCTGGACACTGATTACCCTAAACGCAGAATAACCTCTATCAGTCAGATTTTTGAGGTGTCAATTTGCACATTCCCCGCTTATGAAGGTACTGCTGTAGCTTCTCGTTCGCTGGATAGCGGAAAGAGAAGCCTTGCGGATGCAAGAGCTGCGCTGGAGAGCGCAAAAGCAAAGGCTGCTAAGATTGCAGAACTTAATCAGAGATTAAAGGAGATTAATCATGAGTAAGGAATTAATGGAAATCCTTA